CAAGACAGAGTGAAAAATTTATTCCCATCGGCAACACAATTTGTATCGTATGACAGTAGCGATGCAATAGCTGCGGCAGTATGCGGTTGCTTTTAGAAAGGTATTATGAACATCAAGCTTGACTCAATCAAACTAAAGCCGTATCAAGAGTTAATAATTGATGCTATTGAAAACAAAGGCTATCGGAAAGCGGTAGCTATTATGCCACGCCGTAGCGGTAAAGATGTAGCTGCTTTCTGGTTATGTGTCAGACAAGCATTAAAAAAGACATGTAACATATTTTACATAGCCCCAAGTTATACCATGGCTAAGCGGATCATATGGAATAGTATTTTATCTGATGGTCGTAGGTTTTTAGATCTAATTCCGCCACAAGTAATAAGCTCGATGAACAGCCAAGAGCTACTTATACGTTTTATAAATGGCTCTACTATCCAGCTTATAGGTGCACTAAACTATAATAACTTGGTAGGTTCTAACGCCTATGCTGTAGTGTTTACCGAGTACTCTATTTTCCAAGACGGCGGCAAATGTTACCAGCTAATTAAGCCTATATTGGCATACAACGGCGGTTGGTGCTTGTTTGTGTCGACACCTCGGGGTAAAGCTAACCACCTGTATGACTTGTGGCAGGTAGCCCGTGATCATAAAGACTGGTTTGCCTTAAAGCTAACTCTTGATGAAACCAAGCACATTAAGCTAGATGAGATCAACAAAGAGCTAAACGAAGGCTTAACTACACCAGATTTAATACAACAAGAATATTATTGTAGTTTTGCTGGAGTAGATAGTGGTTCATATTGGTCAGCGCAGCTAGATAAGGCTAGAGTAGAGGACAGGGTGCAGCGGTTTGAGTACGATCCTACGTTTAAGGTAAATACATCTTGGGATATAGGTTACAGCGACAGCACGAGCATATTGTTCTACCAAGTCATAAACAACAAAATTTATATTATAGACGAATACTCTTGCGAGCGTGAGGCATTGACTCATTACGTCAAAATAGTGCAGCAGCGTCCATATTTATACGGCTATCACATAGCACCGCATGATATTAAAGTGCATGAGTTTAGTAGCGGTATAACCAGATTAGAGACAGCGCGGCAGCTGGGTTTAAATTTTACGATTGCCGATGATATTGGTTTGATGGACGGAATAGATTGTGTGCGTAATACGTTTAACAGAATATTTATAGATGAGCGTTGTAAGACTCTTTTGCGGGCTATAGAAAACTATCGTCCTGAGTATGACGCTAAACGGCAGATGTACAAAGATAGACCGTTGCATGATATCCACTCACATATGGCAGATGCGTTGCGGTATTTGTGTGTTAGCTTACCAAAAACAAGAGATGACCATACTACAGCAGAAGAACTAGACAAACGATATAGACAAGCTGTTTATGGTAGTGATAATATGCAATCAGGATTTTTCAGTAATGATAAGTTTTAGAGTGGCATGACATTTATAATCAAACAATAAAAAAAACTACTTGGGTACAAATCTCATATCATGCCACAGGAGAGATAATGTATACTAAAGTTAACATAAAAACAGCATGAGGTAAATATGGCAGATACGGTTGGTAAAATATCTAGTGAGCTGTTAAAAAAAGCTCCTGATAGTAGAGACCCTATAGAGTTGCAACGTGAGATACACAAGACTTATGAAAAAGATTTTTATGAGTGCTTGCGGCGTGGGAGACAACAATATACAGGCGAGTACTATGTAGTTGTGTTGACCAAAAAAGAACGCTTAATGGAAAACGTTTTGCGTAACTACTTTTTATGCCGTACGTCATGCCCTACCCCAGAATACGACCAGACAGTCTACAAGATACATAAAGACGATAAGATACAGTTTTTGTGGGTGTTACCATCAAAAGATACCTGCGAAATGTTTATACGGCATGCAGGTGAGATAGTACCAGACGAAAGATGGTTGTTGTATTATGTACTTGCCGACCAAAACGGCGACTTGTTAAAGCTGTCAAAGCAGTTAAATAATGAAGCAGATAACTCAATATTGATAAAGGCGTAAGGATATGGATTTACCAATAGCATCACAATCACAAATAGATCAAATGAATAGAGAGGCAGCTAAAAAAATGCAACAGGAAGGTATTGAAATGATTGAAGAGCAAGTAGTTGAGCAAGTGCAAGAGGAAGCTGTTGAGGAAGCCCCACAGCAAACGATACAGGCGCAACCAGATCAATCTATTGAGGCGGAGCTAAAGAGCGTTAAAGACGAAAATTGGCGTTTACTGCGTCAGTCTAAAGAAAAGCTACAGCGTGAATTAGATGAAGCCCGTGAGTTACTAGCACAGCGACAAGCTGCAACAAAACCAGCTGAAGAAGATGTCGACCTAAACGACTTGGGTATAACGGAGAATGATTTAGCTGAAGGTCGCCACATTTTAAGTATTAAAAAAGAGTTGGCTGCACTAAAAAAAGCTAGAGAAGAAGATTCTAAGCGTATGGCTATGTCTACCGCTGAGATGCGTATTAAAAACGACTTCCCAGATTTTGAGAAGGTAGTGTCATACGAGAATCAAAAGAAGCTACGTGAGATTGATCCAGATGTAGCAGACGCTATTTTAGCTACAGGCGATGTTTATAAAGCCCACGCCATGGCGTACAAGATGATCAAGCTATTAAATATTCATCGTGATACAACATACGATGCTGACAAGCTCAAAGCTCAACAGAACTTAGCTAAGCCTAAGTCGTTGAGTAGTATTGCACCACAAAAGAGCGAGTCGCCTCTAAGTCATGCCAATGCTTTTGCTAACGGTTTAACGCCAGAGTTAAAAGACCAGTTAGTCAAAGAGATGTTTGCAGCACGTCAAAACTTATAAAATTATAGGGGGTAGTATCAATCTGCTCCCTAAAGTTGACCCTGATATACTTTTTGCTAATATAAAGCCAGCCGTAATGAGAACTCGCTACTCTCGCCTTTCTTTAATGGCCGTATAGATTCTCGCCAAATCATCTGACTGTAAAAAGACTCGTCATCTTACTTGAAGTACATTGATTAACTTTAATTAAGGAACAAAAATGGCAGTTACAACAACCTCTATTTTGCCATCGCCAGTTCAACAAAGCTTTAGTTATAAGCTATTGTCCGTACCTGTGCCGAACATGATTCATAATATCCCAGCAATGCGTAAAAATATGCCTCGTAATGGTGGTAATACTTTACGTATGCGTAGATATAACCCACTACAAACAGCTATGGTTCCTTTGGGGAACAGTGGTATTACTCCACCACCACAAAACCTAACAGCTGTGGATAGACGTTAATGTCCACGTTAAATCTTTGGTAATTGACTTGAAGTCCTACGGCGCAAGCTATGGTAACAAGGGGCAAGCAGGAATAACCGTGCAGCCTGAGAGACTAAACCCAAAGACTCGCAAGAGATGTGATAGTCCAACCCTTGATCGAAAGACAAGGAGGCGTACAGAAATGATCGCCCGCCTAGCAATAGGTTAAAAAGTAATAGAAGATTGACGCAAAGATTTCGTTTTACGGTAGAAGCTAGGTGCCGTAATAGTTTAATACGCAAAGACCTATGTCGTATTGAACGAGCAGGTTTTTAAAATATGATCTTTGAAATATTTGGTTTTGCAAGCAGATGGCCTGCTTTAAATCCGCTCTGATTGACTTGGAAACCCACCGTAAAGACGAGGGCAACAAGGGCGAAGATATTTAATAAGTTTTATTAATATGCTTAAGCTTTAAATACATATCCTTGCGATAAGAAAGTAAGTCATCAGATAAACGAACGTTGGCATTCGACATAGTTGTTGAAAACTCATAAAAAACTTCCGCATGTGCTTTTTTTATAATCATGTACGGTTCGCACGCTTTTAAAAGTGTAGCTGCATTATGAGAACATAGAGACCACGTATAACAAGCCCGTCTATTTGGCACTTGTTTGCGTTGGCGTATGTTTCCACCAAAATTTTCAACAATCCAGTTGAGCAACGGTAAATTTGTATTAGTAACTATAAGACGCAGTGAATAATAATCACATTTGCGATTATGACGTATACTTTGAGATTGAATTTCAATAGTAATACTGCCTTCACCGTCTATAATACCAGCTAAATAACTAAGTTTTTCTGATGTCCAATTTTTATTCATGTATTACAGTGTACCATATAAAAACATAAATGTCACGCTGAGAGACTGAGGCGAGTGGACACCTTAAGGTGAAGCGACAGTCCGATCCCAAGGGATGACTTTGGGAGTAGGGAATAACAAGACCTACCGCCAAATAGAAACTATTTGGTCAAAAAAAGTAACAGAATAATGCACATTGCAAAACCAAGATCCAGTTCTTAACGAATGTGCAGCACGACTAGGCGTATCGCTACGTCAAACCGAAGATCAGTTAACACGTGATATGTTGGCATCAACAGCATCATTTATTAACTGTGTTGGTGGCGTAAACGGCGACAGCCCAACCGAGCTAACATTGTTAGACGTGTCTGAAGTAACACGTGTATTACTAGGTAACAACGCTTATACAATCTCCGATAACATCGAAGGTGAAGATAAGTTTGGTACAGCACCTGTTCGTGATGCGTATTTTGCATTATGTCATACAAACATGACTAAAGAGCTAGAAGGCGTTAATAACTTTACATCAAAAAGTAATTACCCAGCTCCTACAAATGCATTACGTTCTGAGTGGGGTTGCGTAAACAACCTTAGATTCTTGGTATCAAGCATCGGCTCAATTAGCCCAAATGCTTCTGTTAATGGTAGCGATGTGTATAACATCTTCTGCGTTGGTATGGAAGCTTATGCTACTGTACAGCAAGATGGGTACTCAGCGTCGTTTATTTACAGACCGCCAATTTATGATGGCCCATTAGCGTTGAACGCTTCTGTAGGCTACAAATTTGCGACATGTCCAAGAATAACCAACGATCTCTGGGTTATCAACCTAAGAGCTACATTAGCACAATAAGGAGATATTATGGACGGAACAATTATAGTACGTGGTAATTTCGTATCTACCGGTGCGGATAAAACTATTGTATTTAGACCAGGTGTAAACTGGATTACTGTATTTAACATGTTAGCTAATGATGGCGTTGGTGCTCCATTACAGTTTTATTTCCAAACTGGAATGACTAACGGTGTTGCTATTGATGGCGCCGGTGCAACAACAGCTCCTGCAGGCATGTTTACAGTAATCGATTACTCTAACCCTGCTAACTTTGCATCTATTAAATACACAACCACTGCACAAACAAGCGCAGTTCAGCCTGTAGTAACATCTGCGGCTACAACAGCTGCAGTAGCTGTAGCTGTTGGTAATATCGTACGTATTACTGGTAGAAACGTTGCTGGTGTTTTAGGTGTGCCTGTATTTGGTAACTATGGCGTAGATATGATTGTCAGCGTTGTTGCTGGTAACGACTACACATTATTGGGTGCAAATAACGCATTAGCTACAGCTTCTGGCGTTGTTGGTACTGATGGTGCTTTACAGCGTATTGATATTAGCTCAAGATTCTATCCAGCTAACAGAATCATTACTAGCATCACACAAGCTGCTGGTGTTATTACTGTTGCTACATCTGTGCCTCACGGTATGACTGTAGGACAGCAAGTAAGATTTGATATACCTGCTGTTTGTGGAGCAGGAATTAGTGCTTTATTAAGCGCTAGTTCAGCAAATAACTATGTATCAGCTACAGTAACAAGCGTAGTTGCTAACACAGCTGCTTTAGCTGGTTTTGGATCAGTTCGCTTTACTATCGACATTGTTGGTAGCGGTGAAGCTTTTGCTTATCCAACATCTGCACAAGTTGCTGCTGGTTCACAATTGCCAGAGATGATACCTTTCGGTCAAGACACAGCTTACTCAGTATCACAAAATGCTAACATTTTGGCTGATGCTACAGTAAACCAAGGTTTTGTTGGTATCAAACTAAGAGGCGGTGCTGCACGAGCAAACAACCCAGCTGGTCAAGCAGGGGATGTTATATTCTGGAAAGTTGGAGCTTGCTTTAACTCTGAAGAATACGCATAATCTTATTCATTTGGGAGGGGTTGCGCCCTCCCTACAATTAACAAGGGAGTAATCATGGAAAGAAAAAAGTTAACAAGTAAAGAGATGGAAGCCTTACGCAACCGTGATGCCGAAAAAGTAAGCGGCAAGTTTATCTTTCACGAAGTGCCAGGCGGTGTCATGGACTTTAGTATAAAATTATACAAAGGCGATGCCCCACAAAACTATTCGTTGCGTGATGGTGAGATATATGAGTTACCACTAGGCGTAGCACGTCATCTAAACACTAATTGTTTTTACCCAGTGCATTCTTATAGCCAAGACGAGTTTGGTAAGCCTATTGCTAAGATTGGGCAAAAAGTACGCCGTTGCAGCTTCCAGTCATTAGACTTTATGGGTATCGATGCCCAACCAAGTAAAGAGATTATTACTGTAGAAAGGATCTAGATGCCGATACTTGCTGTAGCTACGCCAATATTCCAACCTGCTATGCGTGTTATAACTAACATAACTAACTCAAACCCTGTAGTTATTACTACATCATTTGATAATCAGTATGTTACTGGTTTAATAGTACGCTTATATGTGCCTCAAGGTTACGGCATAACTCCTCTTAACCATGTTGAAGCACCTATAACAGTACTAACCAACACTACATTTTCTATGCCCATAGACACAATTAATATGCCAGCATACACAACGCCAGTAGGAGCGGAACAGTTTGCACAAGTAGTGCCAACAGGCGAAATTAACAGCATTTTATACGCGGCAACTAGAAATATATTGAATTAACAATTCAACTGGTTTGTAAGTTTGCTAAGCTATAACCAATTTACATAATAAGGATGTAGTATGGCAGATTTACAAACCATCAGAACTAAAGTAAGACGGCTTACCCGTAGCCTGTCTCCCTCCCAGCTAACAGATGCTCAAATAAATGACTATATCAACACATTTGTTTTATACGATTTTCCAGAGCATTTACGCTTAGCAAACCTACGTGAGACATTCAGTTTTTATACAACTCCATACGTAGATACTTATGATACAGTTACAGCTCCACCAGAAAGTCCGCTGTTTGATTTTAAAAATAGATACATTACTGTACACCCACCAGTGTTTATAGCTGGTTATCAATCTTGGTTTTGTGAAAGCAGAACATCTTTTTTTGGTGTATACCCGCAAATAAACTCTATAGCCCAAACATCTGCTACAGGTGATGGCAACGTGGGACAAGCTATAACATTTACAATTAATACACAGCAAGCTAATACTGGCGGTGTTAGTATAACTACTTGTCTATTGCGAAATAGTATTGTGATAACAACTGTAGATGCGTTACAAAATGCATTAACTTTAATTGATTTACCAATAGCAGGTAATGGTATTTCAGGTAATTTGGTTGAACCTAATTTTTTAGGAACGGTACTTGGTACAATCAACTATCTTACTGGCGTTGTTAATATACCAAACGGCTTTAACCTTAACGGAGTAGCTACAGCAGCGTTAGCTGGAGCGCCTATATATTCTGAAACAGTATTAGTATCACCAAGCTTGCCGCAAGCGGTGCTGTTCTATGACGGTAAATTTGTAGTGCGTCCAGTGCCTGATAAAGCATACCGCATCAATATGGAAGTATTTGTGCAACCTGCTGCTTTGTTGGCGGATACGCAAAATCCAAAGCTTAAAGAGTGGTGGCAGTTTATAGCATATGGGTCATCGATCAAGGTTTTCCAAGACCGTCAGGACTATGAATCTGTTAAAGCTATTATGCCTGAATTTACAAGCCAGATGGATTTGATCCAACGCCGTACGATTGTACAACAGACTAGTCAACGCTCTAGCACAATATATACAGAACAGATGACTGCTGCAGGAGCGTACGGGCCAGGCTTTTTCAGCGGCGGCGGCAACTTTTAGTTAAAATTAACGTTACACAAATTATATAAAGGATTAATACTATGCCATGGAATGTAAACGTACCAGCAGCTAACCTAACTATCTCAAGCACAACTGCACCAATACAAGGTAACTTTCAAGCGATTCAAACATGGACTGCTGTAGACCATATTGTTATTGATGGAGCGGGCGGAAACGAAGGAAAGCATGCCAAAGTATCATTAGTCCAACAAGTTTGGGTAGCAGGCGGTGGATTTACACCTGCAATCAATCTTGCAACTGGTAGAGGCACGTTAGGAATTTTTGCAGCTTTAGATCCTGCTAATGGTAATGAACCTTCTAGAATGTGGGCCGTAATACCAATAAAAACTGCTGCCGCATGGGAGATAGCAAATATACCATTTACAGAGTCAAGTATTTTATTCAATCAACCAGCTAGTAGTTCTAGTGGATATACCTATTTACCCTCAGGTATATTAATTCAATATGGTTCTTATAGCGTAGCTATTCCGAATTCAACTGGTACTTTTATTACTAGCGCAGCTGTCAACTTTCCGTTAGCGTTTCCAAGAGCATGTTTTAGAGTGATTCCAACAGCTGCTACAGTTAACTCAAACGCAAGCATTTCTCAGGCTACATCAGTATCAAATGCATCATTTGTTCCAGTATCAGTTAGAGTAGGGGGTTCGGGATCTGGGACAACTAATTTTAGTTACATAGCTATAGGTTGCTAACATGCCAATAGATAAATTTATAATTGGATACACTGACGATAAGTCGGGTTTCCAAACAAATTTTCATCCATGGCTACTACCTGACAACGCTTTTCAAAGCATGATTAACGCGTATACATGGCGTGGTAGAGTCAGAAAACGTATTGGTAGTACTTTGATGACTAACGGTGTTAATGGTAGTAGGTTGCGTATACCAGGTATAGCTATTGGAGGTGGCGGTGTGATTACTTTGCCACTAAATGTGGCAGTTGGTATGCAAATTGAAGAACAAGTTGCTAATGGTAATACTTTGACTGTTGTAAATAGTACAGTTGGTCAAGCTTTGATAACTACTAATCCTGCTATAACTGCAACTGTTACAGCAGCAAACCAAATAACTATTGTAGGTTCAGTAGCCCCAACAGTTTTTTTGTATCCTGCTTTACCTGTTACAGGTATAGGACAATATGAAAATCCAGCTACTAATGATGAAACTACAGTAGCATTTGACACTAATTTTGCTTATTTTTACAGCGGTGGTGATTGGCAGCGTTTGACTGGTGGGGCTGATGCATGGACGGGAACAAATAGCCAACTGTTTTGGATAGTAAACTATCGTGGAGTTACTGCCAATGAAAATTATTTATGGGTAACTAATTTTAATGCTGCTGATGGGATACGATATAGAACTGCTATAGCTGGTGGCGAATGGCGTAAGCCTACCTTGTTTTACAGTAAAGGTTCTGTAATAGGTCAAACCGATGGAGCTGGTAACTTTGTTGGTGCTTTAGGATCTCCTCCTGTGTTAGGAAGTATAGTTATTGTAGCAAGCACGGCGTTTGTAGTGATTAGTAACGCTGCTGGATTTCAAGCTATGGGTGTAGTGCCTTTAACTACAGCGGCCGCAGTTGGTACCGCAACATGTGATTTTGCAGCTGCTAACATAAACATTGCGGCTGCGGCTATTAATACTAACGTTTATTATAGCGACCAATTATTAATAACGACTGCTAGAATAGTAGTGCAATTTAAAAATAGATTGATTTTGTTAAATACTGTTGAAAACGTAGGTGGCGTTAATACAGTATTTAAAAATAGATGTAGATTCAGTGCCGTAGGTAACCCATTATTCGGCACTGTTGGTACAGTTTATACGTCAGTATCTTTCATGCAGGATTTGCCAGGGTTTGGCAACGCAATCGATGCAGCAACTCAAGAAGCTATAGTCAGTGCAGAGTTCTTAAAAGATAGATTAATAGTTTATTTTGAGCGTTCTACATGGGAGCTGGTATATACAGGTAACCAAATTTATCCGTTTACATGGCAAAAAATAAACACTGAGTTAGGTGCTGAGTCTACTTTTAGTGCTATACCATTTGATAAAACCGTGCTTGGGTTCGGTAACGTAGGTATACATAGCTGTACTGGTGCAAACGTTGTACGTATAGATGAAAAAATACCTGATTTTATATTCAATCTGCATAATCAAGACGCTGGTTTAGATCGTGTTGTTGGTATTAGAAATTATCAACCTGAAGTAGCTATATGGACTTATCCAGGCGATGATAGAGATGCTAACTTTCCATACCCAAATAACCTTCTAGTCTTTAACTATGTAAATAATTCATGGGCAACTTTTAAAGATAGCTATACGTTTTTAGGTTACTACCAAACAAGCGCTACATCTCCGAGCCCCGCTGCTACCTGGGGATCATCTAACACGCTATGGGGTGAGACTACTGACTTATGGGGCGGAGCAGTTGGCACAACAAATAGTATAAAAACTTTAAAAGTGATAGCAGGTAACCAGCAAGGTTGGGTGCATATACTTAACAGTGATGCCACCAATAATGCACAAGGTTTATATATAACCGGTGTTAGTAATGCAAATGGCACAGTAAATAACGCAGTGGCGGTTGGAGATCCAATTTATATTTACTGCGTAGACCACAACCTAGAATTAAGCGAGTTTGTAGCTATAAACAATTTAAACGGAATAGTAGTTACATATACAGATCCATTAGGGGTTGTTTATACACTAAGCAGATTCGTAGCTCAAGTTATAGAGGTAGTTAATAGAAACCAAATACGTATTACAGCCGGAAAATATGACATTGACACAAATATTTTTACGCCATTTAATTTTGTAGGCACATACGTAGGCACAGGCAATATGGCTCGGGTAAGTTTGATCAACATAAACAGCAAAGACTTTAACCTGTATGTTGGTAAAGACTATAACGCTTATATATCACGTATTAATTTTATGGTTGACCGAACCGCAAGTAATTATATTAAAGTTAATTACAATTTAGGCACGGCGCGTGGGTTAGGCTTACCACAAGATAATCTAGCTTTATTGGGTAATTCACAATTAGAAACATTCCCCTATGCTTTAAATCCATTTGAAGCCAATCAGTCACAATTTTGGCATAACGTATATTTAAGCGCAGATGGTGAATTTATCCAAATACAGCTTGTTAATGACCAAAACCAGCCGTTTAATTTTACATTGTCAGGCAACCCAGCTACGGCAACAACTAGTTACGGCGTCGAGCAAGACTTCCAAATGCACTCAATGATTATCTATGCGCAACCTACAAGCAGTGGATTACAATAATGGACGATAATTACATATTAATAGTTTATGCTCACAGGTTTTTAAAAGCCTGTTGTATAGGATTTTGTGTTTATCTAGTAATTAAAGAGGTATTAAATTAATCTGCCAATCCGAGCAGGGACTGGCAGATCATACAGGAAATAAATGCGATACGCCAACAATATAACATAATTTTTTTGAGGCGGTAGCATGGAGCAAAATAATGTCGGTTTGTTTATAGATACTACGCAGATATGGGACGAATATTTGCAAGCTGCACAAGGTGATATAGATAGTAGAGAGCTGTTTTTAAGGTTGTATCAAAACATCAACAAAATAGCCATTGCATTGAATTTAAAAGACAGTGGTCTATATTCACAGACCGAGTTTGTAAACGGTCAACAATGGTGCCCTATAAACGAAATAACTAACTTTGTAGGAACAGTTGGAAGTGCTAGTAACCAGTTAAACGCTGAGCCTCGCCAAGTATACCGCAAAATAGTGTTTTGTGGTGCATTGTTAAACGCCGCCGCAAAAACTATTCCACATGGCATTGAGGTCACAGATACTACGAAGTTTGTTCGTATTTACGGCGCGGCTAATACAATTAACACAACAGTTACTAAGTTATACAAGCCAATACCATGCACAGGAGTAAATCCTATAGACTTGCTTGTTAATCAGACAAGCATAATTTTAACAACTACAACTAACCTGACTGCATTTAATGAAGTTTGGGTTGTGCTTGAGTACCTTAAACTTTAAGGTAATATTACAACAATATTTATATAAAGGATTATTATGGCAATACCAGCATTATTAGCAGCAGCTTTACCATATTTAGCGCAAGCTGCTCCATATTTAGGCGCAGCTGCAGGCGGTGCCGCATTAGGCGGATTAGCTTCCCGTGGAGGAGCCGGCAACGCTTTACTTGGTCAGTCAGGTCAAGAAAGACAATTCCAACGTTTTACGCCGCAACAACAACAGTTACAAAACCAAGCTATTAGTCAGTTGATGGCAGGACTGCAACCAGGCGGACAGTTAGATTTTGGACCAATAGCACAGCGTGCTAGAAGCCAGTTTAGCCAACAAGGTATACCGACTATTGCAGAAAGGTTTAGCTCTTTAGGGCAAAATGCTCTATCTAGCCCAGCTCTTTACAGCCAATTAGGCGGAGCAGCTGCCAACCTAGAAGAAGCCTTAGCAGCTCAGCAAGGAGCATTCCAACAACGTAATATGATGGGATTGTTAGGACTAGCAGGACAGCCAAGTTTTGAAACTGCCTATATGCCAAGACAAAGAGGTTTATTTGAAATTGGTGGATCTGCTTTATTGCAAGCGTTGCCATATTTAGCTATGGGTGGTTTTGGTGGTATGGGTGATGCAGCAAGTGAAGCATTATCGCCAACACAAACATTAAGCGGTCTAGCACAACAAGCAGGTGGCGTTGGAACAACTGGTATCGATCAGCGCGTACTTGGTTTAATGCCAAATTATTTCTAGGAGAAACATGGCAGTACAAATAATACCAGAACAAGGACTAGGAGAATCGTTAGGCGCTGGTCTTGCCCAAGGATTACAAGGATTAGCTCAACTTAAAGCTCAAGATTTGATGAGAAGGCAACAAGCTCAATATAACGTACCTTTGTTGCAAGGATTATTACCAGGCGTGCAAGGGCAGCAGCTCCAACAATTGGCTATGGCAGATCCTGCATTATTAAATCAATTAATACAGCAGCAAAGACAAATGCAACGTGGTAGCATGTTAGCTGGGTTGTATGGTGATCAACGATTGGCTGGTTTAACACCGCAAGAGATACAAGCATATGTTAGTTCGCCACAGTATCAAAGGCAGACCGTAAGACAAGAAGCTCAAATGCAAGCCGCGCCAATTATTAGTAATTTAACACAACTTATAAAACAAGGTGTTGGTAGTAATGTCTTAACTTCATATTTAAGTAAAAGATTAGGGCTTGCTGGTAGTGATTTTAATGCACTTGTTTCACAATTAAAAGCATTTAAAGATCCACAATTGCAAGCATTGGCTGGAGGTTTACAAGAAGCTAAAACAGACAGAAGTAGGCGTGAGATATTAGCTAATTATTTACAAAATAATCCAAACCAAGTACAAGAAGTTGGACAAGTCTTATCTAATATAGCAGGTGGTGCAACTTCACAGCAACCAAGCTCACCAGCTGCCGAACAAAATATACAAGAAGCTATGGCAGAACTAACACCAGCTCCTGAAAGAACTTTAGGACAACAGGTTACTGGTGTAGCGCAAGAAGCGGTTAAAGCTTTTCCAAAAATTTTAGAGCAAGAAACCCCACAAGAGTTTGCAGAGCGCACTGCTAAAATAGAAAGAGATATTACATCGCCAGAATATAGTTTTTTACGAGAAGGCATAGAAGGTTTACCTATTGGTCAAGATATCTTAAGCCAAGGTATATCGAGTTTTATAGCTAAACCAGCTGCAAAAGCCATAGAAAATATAGCAGAGTTTATTAGTCCTGGAGCTACTGGTGATCCACAAGGTGTAATTGAAACTGCAGCCCGCAATACAGCAAAAAGCGCTCCACTTTTAGCACTTACTGGAAGTTTTAACCCAGTCGGAATAGCTACTGATTTTTCAGCCAGTTTAGGGGCTGAAGTTGCTAAAGACGTAGGTTTTGGTCCAGCTGGTCAAACTGTAGCTGCACTTGGAACTGGTATATTAGCTGGTAAAGGTTTTAATGCCCTAGCAAGAAAAATTAAGGGTGTTAAACCTACTACTACTATTCGTGAATTTAAAAAAGGTTTATACGAAGAAGCAGAAAAAGCTGGTAATAATCCAACTATTAAATCCCAAGCAATCGGTTCTCAAGCTGAAAAAGGTGTTGTAAATAAACTCAATGATATTGAAGAAAAAGCACGTCGTATCACAACAGGTGCAGCCTTTACAGATTCTGAAAAAAAACAAATTTTAGATAATATTGATACTACTCGTTCAAACTTACTTAAAAGCCAAGAGAATAACTTACTAAGCCCAAATGCACTAAGTCAAGAATTGCGTGATATTAATAAAAACTACGTTAAAGATGATACCGTTTTAGGTAGGATTTATAAAGACTATCGTGGGGTTTTAGCTGAAGCTTTAGAAGATGCAGGTAAGACTAATCCTAAATGGTACGATAAATGGAAGCCAGCTAACGAGCTTCATGGTATTGAAAATTGGAAAAGTTCTTTTACGTCAGCGTTAAATCAATTTAAGGGTGACAAAATTATAGACAAAATATCTTCTAATCCTGCTTTGCTTGCTACTATGCCATTTATGACAGTTAAAAAAGCTGGTGGATTATTAACAGGAGCCACTTTAGGTAAAATATTTGATAAAACAGCGCAAGGTTACAAAACATTGCAATTTGCAATGAACAACCCTCAAGGGCAAGAACTACTAAACAGACTTGTTCAAGCCTCAGCGACAAATGATGCTGGGTTTATCAAAAGATCGTTATTGAATTTAGATAAGTTTTACCGTAAAAACGAAGCTGCTATCAAACGTCAAGTAGGCGAAGCCGCTACGTTACAGCCGCAACAGGCTTAAAATAATCAGGGGCTACCATGATAGCCCCCAACAATCAATAAAAAGTAGATTAACGAATTAATCTTTCTCTATACTAATACAATTAGCCGTCTTATGTAAAATATTTTTTGCATGCTGCATGTAAGCACGACGATTAATTAGTAAATCTTTGCCTAGTATGGCAATAAACAAAAGTAGTACCAAATTTAGCCTACGATTGACGCTTTTAAGTTCTTGACCATTATTGCTTAGACGTGTCATTTGATTGATCCTCGATGATTTTTAAGTATATAGCTTGCCTAATATAGTGTGAGTAACTGCGTTTTTGAATAATACACAACTCTTGGATTTGTATAAACCACTCGTTGGGTATAAATAACGTGATGCGTTTTAAGTTGTCTCGCTCCATTGTAACCCTTACTTGTAACCCTTGTCACCAATTTACCACAAAATAACAAGTTATGGGTTTCTTAGCAATTGTAGTTAACTAGGGTAATTATTAACATAAAACAAGGGATATTATGGCAACAAGTCCATTAAGATTACAACAAGGTTATGGTATTGGTAATGCGTTACAGCCGTTACCACCATTTTCAATTATTGCTAACCGTGCACCTACACAGCAAGATAAAGCGCGTATTGGTACATTTTGGGTATATACAGCTCTAAATAACGTATATGTATTAACTAGCGTGACAGGTGGTGTCAGTAACTGGCTAACATTGTCTAACGGTGGTGCTGGTGTGTTTTTAAGTTTAACTGTAAATGGGCCATCTACATTTGCGGGTAATATTACACAAACAGCTGGCGTAACATCGTTGTTAGCCACTACAGTTAGCAGTTTGATTTGTAATGGTAACTTAACTACAAATATTGGCGCAGTAACAATTAATGCTCCAGCTGTTCCAGTAACATCTTCTTTAACAGTTTTTGGACAAAATACTGCCGCACAAGCGTCATTAGTTATCGAAGCAACCGTTAATGGTGTACACAATGCTATTCAAGCTTACAATCTAGACAACGTAAATGCCGCAAGCTGCGAAATTGCAGTAGTAACAGCTTCGCAAGATGGTGCTGGTGGTAGAATTGGAGACTCACAAGTAAGATTTACAAGTACTATACCTCTTGCACCTGGAACAGTTGAATTTACAATTGGTAAAGATGCATCTGCAAATGATTTTGTAATTAGTCAAGGACCTAGTTTAGGTACTAATGATAGACTTACCATTGATGGTGCTACAGGCGCGGTTAACCTGCCTGCCCAGCCATCGTTTTGTGCAGTTATAACCGCTGCAAGTGCTGCTGGTGTGACAGGTAATGGTACAAATTATGTTCTTGGAAGTAATGCTGAGGCTACTCCAACTGTTTATACTAAACTTTATGAGAGCACCCCAGGTATAGTTGATGCTCAGGGAAGATTTATAGCTCCAGTTGCAGGACGCTATTTATTTACAGCGGGTGTAAGAATGTCAGCATATGCGGGCGTAACTAATGCCCAAATACAAATATTAGCACCTACAACAATAATTGTTGGAAGTGAAACCTGTCCACCTGCTGCATTAACGTCATTTTTTGCTATAAATACAAGCGGTATTATTAACCTGGCTCAAGGTGCACCGGTATCAGTACGCATTAATTGTAATGGGCAAGGTGCAGATAATACAGTTGTTCAAGGTGACGGGGCTAACTTACTTTCATACTTTACAGGTGCATTGCTTAACTAATGAAAACCAATCTTTGCGTCGAACTTACAATTAACAGCAAAGATTTTAAATTTTATGTGCCAGTAGACACCACAGCTGTTGAATTACAACAAGCTATGGACGAGCTGGCACATATGTTGAGTTATT